CGTAAACCCTGCGACGTGCAGCGGTTGTGGATGGTGCTGCGGCCATTGATTGAGATGATCCAATGTAGTAGGTCAATCCATCGGCAGGATTGAACACACCACCCGAACCAATGACATAGGTATCAATTACACCGAGTGCCATTCTCATATCGGCTGCGGTTAATGCGCTCACACTGTTGTCTGCATTGATACGAAGAAAACGAATCGCTGATGGGTTGATGAGTACATTCAGATTCTCACCTACAGTTGTAGTTCCAAGTTTTGTCTTGATCGTTGAAATAGTTTCGTCGCCCGTATTTGTGCCAGATGAAGTTCCGCTAAACGTGCCGGATTGAGTGGCGAGCGAGCCAAGTCCTAAGTTGGTGCGTGCCGTTGTTGTGTTCGTCAAATCACTTAAGTTACTTGCCTTAACCATCAATCCCGATAAGTCCTGATCTCCTGTGTTGCTACCAGACAATGTCGTTATGCTTAATTTTGATCTGATCGTCGTTCCTGTTTCGTCACCTGTGTTCGTGCCCGAAGTGTTACCGATAACAGTCTGCTGTGCGTCGGTTACATATCTGCGGTTTGATGAATCATTAATGTCTGCGGTCGTGGCGTCTGCTCCCGATGTTACAAGTCCATCATTGTCGTATGTGATCTTTGTTTTTGTCGCACCGGTGATCGGAGTATTTGCGTCAAGTTTAAGATCAACCTCAGTATTCAGATCACTTATCGCAAGTAGAATGTTGATGATAACCGTGCAATCTTCTATGTCCTCACAAGTCAATCCACCACCCCCGCCACCGTTCGCAGCAATTCGTACCCTTCCATCGCCAAGATCAGTAAGGTCGATATTTGAACCATCCACAAGATCAAGAATATTTTGAACCGTGTTATTCGTTCCGTTAACCTTCAGCAAGATCGAACCTGCGCCGGAACCGGAACCACCTGAACCACCCGGACCACCCACTGCGAAGTCGGCAGGAATATCGCAAGCATCCCAATTATAGGGAACGAGAATGTTAAGCGTCAGGGATACGCCTGTGAGATAGTTGCTGAATTCGTTTATCTGCGGTGTGATCGAAGGTGTTTCTCCCACCGTTACGTCATACCCGAACAAGGTGTTGCCGTTGCGAAGTTCTGCGACAAGATCAAGTGCAATCATCATCATATCGCTGACTGCCTCGCGACGCTGTTCCATTGGATCAATAATATCCGAAGGCCTGTCCATGAATGTAACCTCAAACTCGTATGACAATTCTCCAGGCGTCGGGCTGACTGATAACATTTCGGCATGCATCCACGGGTAATCGCTCACCATGTTGATGTCGATATTCGCCCGTTCTCCGTGAGTGAATGCGCGAAGCATATAATGACCGTCGGCAAATGCCTTCAGCCTGTCGATGATGTTATTGTATGTCCTTATTGTCATAACTTTCTTCTTAATTCGTCGAGCCTCTTATCTTCGGCGTACACAAGGTGCATAAATACCTCGTGCGCTGGTCTTGTCAGTACCTGTTCAAACTTCGTCACGTCGTGTCCTGCAAGTAGTTCGATGATATGAAACCACCCGTACACCTCGCCCAAACCCTTCACACCTTTCACTTCGCCATCATCGCTTCCTTCACCAACTTCTCCGAATATTCGGTTGAACTTTTCACAAGTTCGCTTAAAATAGTCGAAAAAAAAAGCAGCGATGCGTTTACCGTGTTCATATCCATTCGTTCAATGAACTGCGCATGGGTTGTCTTTTCGCTGTCGTATGGTGCGATCTTATACCAACTTCCGAGCCTTGCCTCCACAGGTCGGTAAAGGATACCTACCAACTTTTCAAACCATTCCCATTTGTTCTCCTTCCAAATCAACTTGCGAAGTTCATCAAGATCGACGTGTTCGGCAAGTGTCATTGATTCAAGTGAAGGAATGAATCCGAGCCTCATGCTTCGGGTAAGTTTCCGAACCTTCACGTGCCGATTCAATTCACCTGTTGACTTATCGCACGCCTCGCTGAAGGTGTTAATCACATAGTTGATCGTATCCACTCTCAGCTTCATCACTTCCTCACGCTTCAGACGAGTGATAACAATCATGCGCTCAACATCATCGACTGCATTTTTGAAGTCAACGAACTGTCGCACGGTTATATCGCGTGGATCGGATGGAAAAACAACCCTCATGCTGTAATATAGATTTGGTTCATAAATAGGTGTTAAATCTTGTCTGGTATTCCGATAACAATAGGCTTACCATCCTCGCCAGTCAATTCCTGACGCTCGACGTAGCCGCGTTTCTTGCCTTTGGTCTTGAGGTAGAAGATGCACGCGGTCGGGTTTGGTGAATCTTTGATTGTTACGACCTCATCACCTGCGACTACTTCGCGGGTGCATCCGTCGATCAAGTCGAACAGTTTGGATTCAACATAATCAATCGCTTCTTCGTTGGTTTCTTCAACCGCCCTTCGATATTCGGGATCATTCTCCATCCACATATAATGCGTTGAACGTGCAATGTCCACGACTTTACACGCATCCGTTACCCTTCCGAGTGATTTCTTCAGGGCTTCAATCGTCGCTTTTTTCAGTTTGTCCATTTTCGTTGTATTTTTTTAGGTAGTAAAGTATCTCCGATGCGTGATCGGCACCATATATCATTAATTCATGGTCAATTGCATAAGGCTGTTTACATTTATCAGTTGACAAATTCTGCCTGACGTAAATCGTCAATTTATCAAAGGCCTGTGCCTTCAAGACTATTTCCAACAAATCTTTTAATTCATCGCTTTTTACCTCAACCGTAACTTTTTGATCTATTTGTGCCATATGTGTAAGTATTAAAATTAACGTTTTCCCTTATTTTATTGGTGTTTTGTCGGTGGTAAAACCTGACCGATCAACTCCATTAACTTCTCATCCTTGCTAATTTCCATAGTTGATCGCCTCATCATAGAAGCATAAACAAAGGAAGGTGCGTCATTGGCAAGCACGTAGTTCATCACATGGTCATTATCCGCAACGTTGACACATCGAATGTCGTTGCCAGTTTCATATTTGTGCAAAATCACAGGCCGAGGACTTAACAAGGTCGGGGGCAATCCCGCCTCACTCAATCCCCACATGATAATATTCGACTTTTCGTCTATCCATGCCATCGCAAGGCCGTAAGGCTCAACAGTTGAGAATGAGAGTGCCTTGTCAAGTGTCGTTTCAATCCATCCTTGCCCATTGAATCGGTGCGGTTTATATCCAATGCCTTGTAAGTAGTCGAAAAAATGTTTCATTTTGTTTCTTTTGGTTGTTGCACCCCCTCATCCACCATCTGAAGCCTGTTGACTTCCTTCAGTATGTCCGTAATAACTGACTTCACACATGGCGGGCAGGTTGTTCGTGGGTTTATCGTGCCTGTGATCTTGTCGAAGTAAGACCATAGCTGTTTTTGATCTTCGGGTGACAGACTTTCCTTCTTCGATAGCGGCACGATGAACTGTCTGATGTCGTGAATGTCCTTATTTGATACTCCGAAGGCTGACCATTGGCCGATTGGACACGATGAAAAACGATATTTCGCTTTCCATTTCATCACACATCCGCACAACCTGATCTTATTCCGGTAGTGCGTCACGGTCTGACCGGCTATCAAAGTGCCGCATGATCCTGTTTCTTTCTTGAAGAACTTACATGAACGGCACTTCGCGATGCGCTCGTTAAATATCGCTGGAGGTACTATTGGAATGTTCCACATATTTTTTCAATCGTTTTATGGCGGTTTTCAAATCGTTCGCAAGCATATTCATCTTTATTCCGGTTATTTCCTGAGCGTCTGAATAATTGAATCCTGGCGTCATCCAGAGCAGGATCAATTCACGGTCGTAATCTGATAAGTGACGCATGATTAGGTGAAGATTTTCCCGTGTCATGATGATGTTCAGGGCGTTCATCCTGTCGTGATAGTCGTGTTCACTTATCACAGCGTCAGTCATGGCGTCGTAGTCGATGAATATCCGTGTCACCTTCTTGCAATTCACTTGGAGCCAAACTGCCCGCGACAAGTAAAATTCCAAACTCCCGCGATTGAATACGTCGGTTATCGTGTCAATCCGATGTTCAGCAAGGCAACTCACCATAATATCGTGAACAATATCCTCAGCATCTGACTTGTTGCCTCCCTTTTTGAAGATCAACCCTCTGCACCTGTCGATGAGTATCGGGTAGAGCCTTTCGATCTCCGCGCGAAAATTATCTTTACTTTTTTCTTGCAAGATAAACTTTTCTTTATATCTTTGCAAATGTAATCAAAAAACTATGGTCAAAGGAAACTATAACAACAACTTCTCGAAGATGGTCGAAGATCACTTCGGAACACTGAAACAATTCAAAGATCAAATGGGTATCAGTCATGTGACTGCGATTCGTTACCTTCGGAATCCTAGCACGATGCGCGTTGATTTCGCTCAGAAAATCGCAACCGAAATGAAGGTCGATGTATGTCGGGTAATAGGGGAGGGTGAAGAATGAACACCGAAACAATGACAGAACACTGCTGGTCGCTGATCTGCAAAAACCTTGACACCGTTAACGACAACGAATCGTTCATGATTGAAAGTAAGTTGGATGGAATAAACATCTACATTGAACTGACTGTGTTTGGTTACGATGAATACACTGATATGTATCAATGCAGCCTTGATGTGTTTGAACTGACTATGCCCGACAGCGATGAGAACATCGAAGGCACGGATGAAATCAGAAATGAATTGAACGATAAATTGAGTAGGATATGAACAAAGAACAAAACTTGAATATCGCAGAAAGCCAGCCATCTTGTTTAGGTGCTGTTAGCGGTAGTGCTTCAGACTTTGAAATGGAACTTTACAAATTGATAAACCGATATGTTGATGCAGGGTTAAAGAAACCCGACTTGGTGGCAAAGATGGAATATGTTACACAGTCGTGTCGGGTTTCTTAGCATTACCGCTAACTACCGGCTATGGATGATTTTACTGCACATATACAACAAGTGTTCGCGGATATGGATTAATTTTGAATTATATGAGTTATATACACCCTTCAGTCGTAATCGGGCGAAACGTATTCATCGGTCATAACTGTTCAATCGGTAGCCCTGCCGAATATCCCGATCAAGTCGATCCCAAAAACGAACCGCGTTACACGATCATCATCGGTGACAACACCATCATCCGCGACAACGTGACGATCAACGCGGGGCATCTTGGCAACACTGTGATTGGTGCTGATTGCTACCTAATGAGCCATTCCCACGTCGGACATGATACGGTCATAGGCGACAACGTAGTTCTTCACTCAGCCTGTGTAATCGGTGGTCATTCAATCATTGCTTCATGTTGTCGGATTGGACTGAACGCATCACTTCACCAACACACTCAGCTTGCATTCGGTACGATGGTCGGGGCACAGTCATTTGTCAAAGGAATATGGAAAGATCATTTCCGTATCTTGGCCGGAGTTCCTGCGAAGGATATTGGATTCAATGAAAGGTTGTATAACAAACTCAATAGCGAGAGATGACCGTAGCAATCTGCATCCCATTCTATCTTCAAGGCAACCATAACAACCCTGCCTACAAACGAACATTCAGACACTATGCTTCACTTGGCTATCCACTTCACCTATGCGGTTCTGAAGGTCGTTTGAGTCGTGAATTTTGTGAGGAGTTCTTATCTGACACGGTGAAGTACATCGAAGTTCAACAAGATGATTTCTGTATCTTGTCACGAGGTGACAGCCATCTGAGGTCGAAGTTCAACCGATCACTTGCCACACTTGAAGTATATTCGCCCGATTGGTATTGCCTTGCAGGGGCTGATGACATTGCCCCTCAGTGCGCTTTTTCACGATTGGAAGAAACGCCGGCGAAGGGTGTAATCATGGGCGGTGTTGGCCGGAACTATCCGTTATTCATAGCCCCTGAGGATGGCCCTGCATTCAGATGTGAATTGTCCTACTCGGTCAAACTTCAGCCGGGGATTAACTGCTTCAGTCGTGGCTCGTGGCAATACTTCAAGCGCAAGCCGTATCACTTGAACGGCTGCGAAACGGGCGCGGAAATGGCGCACGTTCAACAGGGGAAGTTACTTATCTTGCCCGGCTACATAGTCATGCTGAAGGGCAAGCAAGTGTTGAACACTACTGAAAAAATAAGATCACGCCATCCATGTTTTGATTTGAATCCTGATGAAAAGCAGATCGTGAAGCAATATCTATGAACTACACGCCAGAATTCAACGCTAAACAAGAGATCGCCCTCGATCACCTATCACACAGGTCACAGGTCGAACAAGTTCTTTTCGGTGGTGGTGTGTACGGTGGTAAGTCTTGGCTCGGTTGTTATTGGCAGATCGCCCGACGATTGAAATATCCGAACACGCGAGGGTTGATCGGTCGAAGTGCGCTCAAGAATCTTGAACTTTCAACTATGCTTACCTTCTGGAAACTGTGTCAGGATATGGGTATGAAAGCAGGAAAGGACTATCAATACAACGGTCAGTTAAATATTATTCGGTGGTTCAATGGCAGCGAAACGATTCTGATGGATATGGCCGATAAGCCATCCGATCCACAGTTTACGCGATTAGGTAGCCATGAATTGACAGACTACTTCATTGATGAGGCAGGTGAAGTGTCTGAAGGTTCCATCGACATTCTCGATTCACGAACCCGTTACAATCTGATCGGTGGTGTTCCGAAAGGCCTACTGACCTGCAATCCGCACAAGGGTTGGTTATACCGGAACTTCTACGATCCTGCACGGAAGGAGCGGCTACCACATCACAGGGCGTTCGTTGAAAGTCTGCTGAAGGATAACACGATCAAACCGAACGAGGCATACGAGGCGAAGATGATGCGGATGCCCGAAGAAATTCGGAAGCGATTACTTGAGGGCGATTGGGATTATGACGAGAGTAAAGACACCCTATTCAGTTTTGATGATACGAGGCGAATTTTTTCACTCGAACCCGAAAGCCAGGGGAAAATGTATGTGAGTGCGGATATTGCAGCTATGGGCGACGATAAGACGATTGTGGGGGTTTGGCGTGGTTTGTCTTTAATTCATATCTACGAATTCATTCACAAGTACCCGCATGAGATCGCTAAGGAACTGCGCGATATTTGTTCACGGCATAGAGTACCAATCTCACAGTGCATTGTTGATGCTGATGGTCTTGGAATCGGTGTCCAGGGGATTCTGCGGTGCGCTCAGTTCAATAACGGTGCGCGGGCGGTTGATAGCGAACACTACCTTAACCTTCGGGCTGAATGTTACTACAAACTATCTGAAGTCATGAGTTACGGCAAGATCGCCTGCAGCACACTGAAGCACGAAGATGAAATAGTTCGGCAACTCGACGCGGTTAGGCGTAAGGACATTGACAAGGAGCGAAAACTGGCCGTATCAACCCGCGAAGAAATCGTTAAACGCCTCGGATATTCTCCCGACATAGCTTCAATGATGATGATGAGAATGCATTTTGAGCTTAAACCGACCCTTGGAAAGTACGCATTTGGGTCAATCGGCTAACTTTTTTAGCTTCTGAAACCCGCACCAATAGCGGTTTTAACAATTTTCTTTAGATATTTCCTAAAATAAATTAGGAATTGAGAAAGATTTGCCCATATATTTGTCCCATCAATAACGATATAAACAACAACAACATGAACACAGCAGACATCAACCGCGCTATCGCAGCGCATGAGAAGCAGATCGCTATTCTGCACAGGCTAAAAAGTCGGTCATCAAACCTCATCGCCCTCATCGGGTTTCAGACGAATTACTCCGATCCGAATTCCATTTGGTACGGAAACATTGACGCAAGGCTACGCGACGAGATCAGAATCTCACAACTCACAGGACAGATCGCTGTTCTGAAGTCTGGACTTTTCAAAATGTACCGCGATATGTACTCGCACGACTTCAGTCAGGACACAGATCATTTGACATTTCACCTCATCGAATCATGAACATTCACCACACCGCACACCCCGATCAGCCGATCACCACGTTCAACGAATGGTGCTGCTATATCCGCAGCCAGTCGCTTGAGAACCGTATCTCTGATCAACTTAGGGAGAATGCAATCAGGCAGTTTGATATTGACCTCAAAAAACTTGCACGATGATTTACGTAAACATTAAAGCAGCACAGGTACGCTATCGGCAACACACAGGCAAGAACATCACCCTATCCGAACTCGGAAAGATCGTTTTCAAAAACGAACGTCTGAGCGAATCTGCACGGGTAACATACCTGTCACAATGGAACTCAGGCAAGATGCTCGAACGGTGCAGAGTTGAATATTTAACTTGCATAAGTCAGACTTGTTACATAGATTTGAACAACTTAATAATCACAACATGAACACATCAAAAGAATTGGCAACAGCCAATCAAACCAACCTTGCGCCATTTCAGAGCGCAGACAACTTTCAACTCGCGCAAAGAATTGCGCAGGTATTCGCTCAGTCGGACATGGTTCCTACTCAGTACAAGAACAACATCGGGAACTGTATCATTGCCCTTGAGATGGCTAACCGAATCGGATCATCGCCTCTGATGGTTATGCAGAACCTCTATGTTATTCAAGGCAAACCCTCATGGTCATCAACATTCCTGATTGCGACACTTAACGCCTGCGGCAAGTTCAGCCCTCTGCGATATGAGGAAGATGCTAACGAAGGCGGCAGGACACGGGCCTATGCACTTGATAAGTCAACGGGAGAAACTCTCTGCGGGGCATGGGTTTCAATGGAAATGGCGAAGGCTGAAGGATGGACAACGAAGGGCGGCAGCAAGTGGAAGTCGATGCCGGAACTGATGAGGCGTTACCGCGCAGCTTCATTCTTCACACGGCAATTTGCCCCTGAGATTTCAATGGGACTTCAGACCTATGAGGAAGTCATCGACGTAACCGGAAAGGTTGTCGAATACAATCAGGCTACTACCGGCCTAACCTCACTCCCCGAATCAGCGATGGACAAGATCAGGAACGCCATCAAGTCGGGTGCAGATGAATTCGAGATTCGCCAGGCGACCGATCTTGTCAAAGACGTGATGAGTTCAGACCAAATCGAAGAAATTGAAAACCTAATAAATCGCGTATCATGAACCTCGCAGACGAACTACAATTTGAAGTGCTGAAGAATTCAGCGCAGAACTCCCGAGCATGGGATAAGATCAGGCTCGGACGATTCACCGGCTCAGGACTTGGAAAACTGTTCACGGAACCACGCAGCAAGGCCGATAAGGATGCAGGTAACATGAGCCAAACGGCCATGACCTACATCGAAGAAAAGGCCACTGAGATCATCACCGGTGAAGCACAGGGTGAATTCTCATCGAAGGCAACTGATTGGGGCAATGAGTGGGAAGAACACGCGATCCTCGAACTTGGTAAACACTTAGGTTGTGAACCTGACAACATCGAAATGAAACCTCGCTTCGTTCTATATCATGACTACTCAGGAGCCTCGCCTGATGCTTACTTCCGAATCAGCGAACAAAAGTATGGTGGCGAAGTGAAATGCCCGTATAACTCAACCGTTCACCTTCGCAGACTTCGGACGCTGGACACCGCACAAGATTTGAAGGACAATGAGCCTGATTACTATTGGCAGATTCAGGCAAACATCTTCTTCAATAAGATACCCGTGTGGTATTTTGGAAGTTTTGATCCGCGATTTCCTGCTGACAAAAGGCTGAAGGTGGTTGAAGTATTCGCTGTGCCGGAGGACCTTGAACAGATGCTCATCAAACTTGACAAGGCCGTGAAGCTACGCGACGAGATAGTGCAGTACATATTGAATAATTAACATAACAAACATGAACACATGATTTACAGAGATCACTTCCAAAACTATAAGCGGTATAACATACCAAAGGCGCAGCTAATTATTGCTGATATTCCATACAATTTAGGCAACAACGCATACGCATCAAACCCCGCATGGTATAAAGATGGAGATAACGATAACGGCGAAAGCGAGTTGGCTGGTACAAGTTTTTTTGATACCGATGAGGATTTTAGGCCTGCTGAGTTTATGCACTTTTGCAGCACAATGCTAAAGTCTGAGCCAAAGACAGAAAAAAAAGAAGGTGAAGGCAGGCAGAAAAGTGAAGCGCCGTGTATGATTATATTTTGCGCATTCGATCAGCAAATGTATTTGATTGAACTCGCTAAAAGATATGGCTTAAATAATTATATAAACCTTGTTTTTAGAAAGAACTTTTCAGCTCAGGTACTAAAGGCCAACATGAAGATTGTAGGCAACTGTGAATATGGCCTTGTTCTTTATCGCAACAGGCTGCCAAAGTTTAGGAATAATGGTAAAATGATTTTCAATTGCATTGATTGGCCACGTGACAATGATAGTGAAAAAATTCATCCGACACAAAAGCCGGTTGAGCTATTGAAAACATTGATTTCAATATTCACAGATGAAGGTGACGTTGTTATTGATCCATGCGCAGGAAGTGGATCAACACTTGTTGCCGCTGAAAGACTGAACCGAAAAGCATTTGGTTTTGAAATTAAGAAAAACTTTTGGTTGGCTGCAAACCAATGGCTACAAGAAGAACAAAAGTCAAAATCTGATCTAAAAGATTATGGATTTGACAAAACGAAAATAGAAAAAATTCATCCAACTTTATTCTAACAAACATGAACACAAATCAAAAACTCAGCGCAATCCTCAGAACGGTTGCCGTAAAACACACCGTGTCAGTGGAAGATATAATTTCCATGACACGAAAACGAGATATAGCCTATGCACGTCACGTTTATTGCTACATAGCGGTGAAACTATTGAACGAAGAAAAGGGTGGTGCGACATTCGTTTCACTTCAAAGTATTGGTAAGTTCATCAATCGTGACCACGCTACGGTGATGCACAGCGCACGACACGCTGCTGCCGATCTAATAGCAACAGATAAGAAATTTGCCGCAACTGTGAGCGAATGTCTGTCGATCTGCGCTAGCGCTACACACGAAACGACGATCAGTTATCTTGATCATGAAATTGCAATACTCAATGAACAGATCAAGATTTTGCAGGAAGAACGCCAAGCATTGTTACACATCAAAACGCCCGAGCCATGTCTGTAAAAAAAGTGAAGATTAACAAATTCGGAAGGGTTGCCGCAGAATGGAAGGAAGGTCTGTGTGTAGTGAAATGTTCGGACGATACCCGTTCGATGGGTGGTTGCTCATGTGCAAATATCTTTACTGAAAAGACGCGGGATATAAGTGGGCAGATGCCTTACTTGAATGAGAAAGTTGAACCTCAATATTGATGCTATGTTAGAATATAAAGTTGAAAACAATATTGTTGAATTTACAGGTACATTTCCATATTGGAAGCACGTCAATAAATCGGTTGTTGTTGATGGTGTTACTTACACTAACAGCCGATATGAAGATGCTGAGATGAATGTTATAGACATGGATGAATTCCACTTTGATGTTGATAGATATGATTTGCCATTTCTTGATTATTACATGGGAATTAAGGATTCATCACAATTTTCAAAAGGACTTGTAAAACAATATTATAGATCACAATCTGAGAATGACTACGTAAACGCATGGTTATTTCTTTTTGATAAAGGCTTAATTGACAAAAGAGTTTTAGCCATGTCAACAATTAGACGTGATGAATACCGAAGATTAACAAGGCAATCCACTAATGTTCCGATTGTTATACATTCCTACGGATTCAACAATGATTTGATTATTGAGATTTCGTTAAAAACATTTTTTTCAATAAAATACAAGACCTTAATAAACAATTTTGACTACTTACATCAAATGTTTTTACAAAGGTTTATGATTGATATTAATCATGATATTACGGTAAACAAAGCATTGAAAATAATAAACACCATAATCAACAAAAAACAATGAAACCCATTAACAACAAATCACTCCTTCACTTTATTTTCGACCAGATGGAGAAACTCGACAAAGGAGAATGCACGGTTGAACAGGCGAAGGCACAAGCCAACCTCGCCAAGCAAGCTAACAACTCGCTGAAGTATGAGATCGAACGATCCAAACTACTGATGGAACTTGAAACGCACCGAAAGCAAACGGGAGAATCAATAGAATTCCGAAACGCAGAAGGGAAAAACTTTGACTAATGTCAACAACCATCTAACAACTGCCTGACCTAACTTTGAGTTTTTGGATTACGTTTGTACTGCTCACCCAATGAAAAAATTTACAATATACCCCTGCCGCATTGCCAATTTCCATTCGGAACTGGGTGAGCCTTTGCGCGCGGGGGTTATTCTTTTTCGCCCATGAGTAAAAAATCATTCATGTTGCATATCGACTCCTTGTCTGTTTTGGATGAGATGACTCCAGAAGAAGCTGGAATGCTGTTTATGGCGATTGCGGCATATCAGAATGGTCGAGAAATTCCACTTGACCGGATGACAAAATTATTATTCGCTCCGTTCAAGGCTCAGTTTCAAAGGGACGATGAAAGCTACCAAAAAACCATAGAACGCAACAGGAGCAACGGTTCTAAGGGTGGCCGCCCAAATAACCCAACCGAACCCAAAGAAACCCAAAAAACCCAGTCGGTTATTTCGGAACCCAAAAAAGCCGATAGTAAGAAGGATAGTAATAATGATAGTGATAAGGATAAGGATAATAAGAAGATTAAATCTTCTTCCGGTAAACCGGATTCTCTAACATTTGAATTTTTAGAAGTTTACAATAAATTTTTGGAAGAAAAAATTGGAACGACTGAACAATTCAGCACGGCCGGACGTGCAGGGCTAAACAAGATCATCGGCTATCTCAGGTCGCAGGTTGAAAAAAAACACCAGGGGGCGGGTGTGGAAGAACTTGCCAACGAAACAATAAACGCCTGGCGGTGGATTCTGAATAATTATGGTGCTTGGGATAAATTCTACCAACAGCAACTGAAACTTGAACAGATCAACTCAAATTTGTTAAACATAATCAACTCGATAAAAAATGGAACAGGAAAGAAATCAACTCCAAGTGCAGAGCAGGCCGTTAGAAATGCTGAGAAAATGGCAGCCGAAGCAATCGCCATCAATCGCGCTAAGTTTGGAACAACCGAGCATAGCACTACTGCGGAAGGCTGACATTGGCCTGACCGTTGAAAAAGTTATTCTGATCGTTAATCGCTGTGTTCAGTCGGTAAACGTGGATAAAAACATGAACTCGATACAGGTTCAGATGTGTGCAGAACAGATCGTTGAGCGTCAATGGATGTACTCACTTGATGATATTCAGGTTTGCCTTCAGAACGGGGCCTGTGGTCAGTATGGTGAACTTTACAACCGCCTCGATATGTCTGTGATTTTCGGGTGGCTCGGAAAGTATGAAGTCGAACGTCAGGCAGTTGTTCGGGAAAAGAAGAAAAAGGAAATTGAAACCAACAACATCTACGAAGTATTTCAATCTGACATCATGCGAGATGCACTTCGAACGGTTGTGGACAAACTGCCGAAGGTTGCGGATAAGCCTGAGCCGGTGCGAAGTAAACCATCGGAATTTGAGCAGATGGTGATGGCTGAGTGGGATGAAATTGAATATGAAAAAGGAACGCGCCTCAAACATTGTTTTGAGGTTTTGATGGACTTTGATGATTACCGGAAGTGGAGATTGAGCGAAGAACTTGATAAACTACAAGCCGAAGAAAATGAAACACCATGAAACACGCAAGTTTATTCTCAGGTATTGGCGGCTTTGACCTTGCAGCCGAGTGGATGGGATGGGAGAACGTGTTTCATTGCGAATGGAACAACTTCGGCCAAAAGGTTTTGAAATATTACTGGCCTAATGCAATTAGCTACCATGACATCACTAAAACAGATTTCACTATTTACAGAGGAACCATTGACATCCTCACGGGTGGATTCCCTTGCCAACCCTACTCAGTTGCAGGAAAACGACTTGGCAAAGAAGATGAACGCCACTTGTGGCCGGAGATGCTTAGAGCAATTCGCGAGATTGCCCCGACTTACGTTGTGGGCGAAAACGTTCGCGGGTTACTTAGTTGGAATGGAGGGATGGTATTCGACGAGGTGCAAGCTGACTTGGAAGCTGAAGGGTACGAAGTCATCCCGTTTATACTTCCAGCTTGTGCCGTCGACGCTCCGCACAGACGAGATCGGGTTTGGTTTGTTGCTAAAAACACCGGGAGCAATGGACGCTCAAATGGAAAACATGACGAGCAAATCAATTTCGGGAACATCGGGAAATTTAGCACAGGAAGCGAAGAACGGATTTTTGGAAATGAGATTGAACAAGATGCTACCAACACCGAAAGCAAGGGAAGCACCAGACAGTCCATCGGAACGCAGACGCCACACTCCATCAATGGCATCAATGGCATCAATGGGAATGCTACCGACACCATTAGCATCAGAGGGCGGAAAAATGAGCGGATCGGAAACGGAGAACCAAATGAGCATGACCAAATTGATTCGCCAGGAACCTGGCAAAACTTCCCAACTCAATCCCCGATTTGTAATGGAGATGATGGGTTTCCAGCCCGATTGGACGGAATTACCTTTCCTAAATGGCGAAACGAATCAATCAAAGCCGGAGGAAACGCAATAGTGCCGCAAGTGGCTTATCAAATTTTCAAAGCAATAGAATTGACAATATGAAACACCATGAATCAAAACTCCAAGCGCAATGTGTGAAGTGGTTTCGCTACCAATACCCTAACCATGTTCTGTTCAGTGTGCCTAATGGCGGGTTACGGTCGTACAAAACCGCGATCAGGATGAAACAGGAGGGTGCGCTTGCCGGAGTTCCCGATTTGTTTCTTGCCGAATCTACTCACTCACACGCTGGCCTATTCATCGAAATGAAAGTAGGAACGGCTAAGCCAACAGACAAGCAAGAGAAGATGCACGAACAACTTCGTGTCGGTGGTTATCGCGTTGAAGTATGCCGTTCATTTGATGAGTTTGTTAAACTTGTGGAGGATTATTTTCAAGATCAAAAACCCTGATTATATTCGCGTCATGTTTGGAACAAAACACTATCATACTCACTA